GTGTTTTTCTCTACATACCATTTTTTATATCACCTTAGTTCGCTTAAAACAAATTTTCACAATTAACTTAACTATTTTCTGGAACATTATGTTGGTGTGTAGATCGTTCTTAATCAGATAATAAAAAAACCCATTATTAAACATAATATCAATACATTTAAGTATCTCTGCCGTCTGAGCAATATTGACCTGTTTTTTACCTCTCTCTAAATTGGTTAAATCTCTACTGAAATCTGTTATTTTCGCCATCTTGTCTTACTCCTATTTTTATTTTTCTAATTACAATCATAGCATCTAATCTTCTAAACTCGTTGGGTGTGATCACCCCATAATATAATATAATCTCTAAGGTATTTTCTATACGGTCTAAATCTTTTAACACTTTTGCTTTTTTAATTATATCCGATAAAACCTTGTAATCTTCTGAATATATTTTATTTTGCATTGCAACCTCAATCAATTAATTTATTTAGATACCACCGCGCTTTCTTAAGGTCTTCTATCTCGCTATCTTTGTGTCCGGCTCTTGTAATGTATTTTATCACATTACCTTTCAAAAACCCTTTAAATTGGTCTTTAGACAATTTTGATTTAATAATGTCAATCGTCTCTATGTCACCTACTTGGTAGTGTTGTGGCTGATTTATATTGTCATCTAAAGAATATTGATTTTTAGGTGGTGTTGATTCTACCGCTGTATCACTTGGTGTATACCCTTTCTGGCCAGGTCCCTTATAATATATAATTCCTTTTTTAACCTCTCTATAATCTCTTAATTCTGAATTATCAAAAGCACTTACTTCTGAATTATCATAAGCCCTTACTACTGAATTATCATAAGCCCTTACTTCTGACTTATCAAAAGCCCTTACTTCTGAATTATCATAAGCCCTTACTACTGAATTATCATAAGCCCTTACTTCTGACTTATCAAAAGCCCTTACTACTGAATTATCATAAGCACTTACTTCTGAATTACCAAAAGCACTTAATTCTGACTTACCATTCACCCATACTATCGAATTATCATTCGCCACTACTTCTGAATTATCAAAAGCCCTTACTTCTGACTTGCCCTTCGCCCATACTTTTGAATTGTCATTCGCCCATACTCTCGAATTAACAGAAGCCCATACTTTTGAATTACCATAAGCCCTTACTTTTACATCACCAAAACAATAGATTTCACCTTCTTTAATGTTGTAGTATCCGTATTCGTCTAATTCAAACGTACCTTCTTCTACTGGGTTTTTTCTCTTTTCATCATAATATATCATTTTTAACTCACCTCTCTATTTGTTAACACTAATATACCCCCTTCCCCTTTAGTTGTCAACATATTCCTAGTAACTGTTCTTTTAAACATTCTAAGTCAATATTTAGACTTTTAACGTCTTCTGATCTATATTTCACTGGGTAATTTGAGTCTTCCTGATTTTCAATACCACACTTTTCAAAAATATTCGCACATGTTGTATCCAATAGTACATCATAACCCTGTACCCGTAGCATTAAAAATACAGTGTTACTTTCGTCTCTATCTCGCATCCATTTACGCTGGGGGCCTGTCCAATGTGAGCAACGTCCAGGCAACTTACCGTAATGTACTTTATACTCAATCCAGCCGTTAACGCCGTTTAAGCAGTAAGCGTAATCGGGTGTCCCGTTTCGTACTATATTCTCAACTCGCTCATGTTGCATATTTGGTATGCGATTGAAAATATTAACCCAATCGTTTCTTAATTCATCCTCTGGTTTTAATTTCGGCATCTTTTTTACACTTACGCTTCGTTGTTATATAAACACATTTTTTACGGCAAACACACGGCTTGACATTACATTTAACTTTATCTTTTTCGTTTTGTATGTTTAAAGGCTTCATAAGTAAGTGTCCTCCTTTAGCTTAACACATATCACACACACCAAAACAATAACAGATAGTACTAAATGCACCTATAACGGCCACAATACCATATTCCACCCCCATGTGATATTATCAGTTACCTTTAAATCTATAAATACAACAAGTAGACCAGGTAGTACATACTGCATACTATATATCCTCCGCTTTAATTATTTCATTACACTTATAACATTGCCATTTTAGGGGCGTTCCCTTTGGCGTTTTAACGGTTCGGTTATGGTGCATAACACTGTTACATATATTACATCTCGGCTTATCTATAATAGATATTGCGTCTATACCTTGAATTATTTTACCACGTAAATCAAGTAGATTAACATTTGATGTTTTTGTTTTTCCTGCAAGTTTTAATTTTGCCCACCACTTTTTTTGATTTAAATTAGCGCACGGCGTACATATCCAATCGTAACGTTTTTTACGTGACCCACTAAAACCATTCTTGGGTACTTCACCACATAACCTACATTTTCTATTTTCTACTTCCATATATTCTCCTCTCTTTTTTTATATAGTATACCCTCTACCCTTTTAGTTGTCAAGCACCTTTCCCGGATGCTTCCGCCCAACTATACCCCATTCCAAAATCAGTGCGTATCGGCACACGTAATTTAATTGGGCAACTTTCGCTTGAATAGTCTTCAAGTATATTTTTCACCGTGCGTATAATTCCCCTTAATTTAGGGTGTTTTTTGGGTACCCCCAGATTAATTTCATCATGAACCGACAAGTACATTCTGCAGTCAGGGTGTTCACTCTGAAAAAAATCAAAAATCTCAATCATTTTCTGCTTCATGCAGTCCGCACTAGAACCCTGGCATAAAATAGCCTTAGCTTTGTTTAACCTGTAACCGTGGGGGTATCTCATATGACGACCCGCAATGCTACGGATATAACCCCTTGATTTACCAATGGCCTTTACACTATCGTATAACTGTCTAACGCCTGGTATTGCATTATGGTACTTTTCTATGATGTTTTTAGCCGCCTCACCTGCCTTTTGATATGTTACTGTCTTACCTTCCCTGTCAACAAATGAGTACATTTCAGGGTCTAAAGGTAGCCCCAAAGTTCGGCATATACTCGCCTCACCCATATCATAGATCATAGATAGATTCAGTTGTTTAGCGTTAGCCCCTCCCGATACGGGCGCATTTCGGGGTAACCCAGTTAAATCTGCAACCATCTGATGATAGTCAAATTTTGGGTCATTTTTATATATGTCAAGTATTTTAGGTTCATTCACATAGTGTGAAAACATCCTATATTCAAACTGATCATAATCCCAACAACACCATACGTAATCTTCATCAGGTAAAAACAAAGGTCTTAATATACTCGCAATTTCTTTATCCCTTGCTGGTATTTGTTGCAATGCTGGCTGTGTGTAACTTAGTCTACCGGTACCAGTTCCACCCTGGTCGCCTTTCACTTGATTAATGTTAGGATGTAACAGTCCATTATGGGAGTGTCCTAAAATATGCCCTTTCAAAAATGTATCTCGACACCTTGTTATTTTACGTATTTTGACAATTAAAGACGCTGTGGGATGTTGCATATTACGTAAAGCCTCTGTATTGATACACGGCTTACCTGTGGGTGTATTCGTTAAGATAGTACCGTCTATAGCTTCCCACATATCATCACTATTCTTGATTGGTTTAAATAGTTTATGTATGTCTCCCGATGGATTGGGATTACATTCAAAACCTGCTTCACTGTTTAGTTTTTCTTTGAGTAAATCTATCTCTATGGTTAGTTTTCCGGCTGCTGAATGCGCTTTAGCTTCATCAACACACACGCCCTTTCTCTCCATGTCAAACACACACGGGAATAGTTTTTGTTCAAAATCAACAATACAACGTAAACCTTGACGCTCTATTTCTTCCTCTTGCCATTCCCAAAGGCGCAAGGCTAGCCGAGTGTCTTTTTTAGCATACGGAGCTACCATTTCAGCGTTAGCCCTATGTAAATTTTTTATTTGAACATTACGAGTTGCGGCACCCCCATAAAGTTCTGCAAGTTTAGGGTATATGTCATCTTTTTTGTTATCACCTAAATATTTTGTTGCTAACCGGTCTAGGCTGTACCCTTCTATATGCTCATCTATTAAATTAGCCCGCACCATGGTACACTCACATATTTTAGGGTCATAAGTTACACCTAAATTATGTAACATATGTAAATCGAACTTGATATTATGATTAACAATACGGTTAGGTTTCTGTTCCCTTAACCATTGGATACCGTTAGGCTGTCTTCTAATGTCAAAATAGTGATCACTACCATCTGGGTATGATATCGCGATGCCGAAAATACCTTCATCTGGTAGCCACCATTTTAAGCCGTATGTTTCAACGTCAATAGCAACATAGGGGAAATTTTTAAAAGGTTGCATCTCGCTATTTATCACTTAAAATCATGTATATTAATGTAGGACCTAATAACCCAATTAAAAACAAAACGCACCATGTTAAAACGTGAATATCTAAACTATTAATGTAATCTAAAAAAATCATGTTAATATACCCCGCAAACCCTGCAATCATAGCAATTAAAACACCCTTCATTTTTTTTGTTTGATAATATAAATTTATCTAAATCACCATTGAAATATTTATCTGAAAACTTTTGCGTACAACCGTTTTGCCTTTGCTTTTGCTTTTCTCTTAGGCTAAACTCTTCGTAATTTTTGTAAATCATGTTAATCTCTCCTCTCTATTAGATAACACCATTATACCCCTTCCCCCTTTAGTTGTCAACACTATATTATATCTAATCCATTATCACCCTGTATAATACACAATTCATTTTTAGAGCGGGTAACTCCAACATAAAAAACACGTTTTTCAGCGCACGTCTCGCCTTGATAATAAGCGTCTGCGGCTCTTTCGCCCATGCCATTGTATAGAATAACACAATCGGCCTCTTTACCTTTTGCACCGTGTATCGAACTTAAATGAATGTTAGGTTCAATATCTGCAATATTATAGTTATTTTCAATCGCACTATAATAAGCTAAAAACTTATCCGGGATATATAACGCATCTTTCCAATCCAATTTTAGGATATCATGCAATTTAGATTCTATATCAATAGCTAAATTTTCGTGTAAGGTGCGTTTTAATAATTTCCATTCCTTATCTTTTAATTCAATCTCACGATTTATGATCTGCTTGATCTCAATAAACAATTGAATAGCTTTATAATATATGTTCTGTAGCGGTCCCGGTCTGCCATTATCCGTGTGATAAGGTAATCCCCTATCCATGAGATAATCTTCCGGTAACTCCCTCATATTGTGATTCCGGTACAATATCAAGATATCTTTTTTATTATCAAGGTTCGGTATTTCTTCAATATCACTGTAATAATCTAGTGTCCCTATAGTATCAAGGGGACTATATATCTTGTTTGCCCTACCCACAATGTCATTCACTATATTAATTGCTTTAGCGTGTACCTTTTTAGGTACTCTGTGAGACTTATCTAAAATAATAGTGTTAGGTTTGTATTTATTCTCAAATTCTAACATTCCGGTTGGGTTCGCCCCCGCCCACTCGTATATTGCTTGATCATCGTCACCCGCAATATGTATATGTTCAATATGTTGCATCCAGTATTCTATAAGTCGCCACTGTAGCGGACTTAGGTCTTGTGCCTCGTCTATAAATAATACCTCTAAATCAGGTGCAGATACACTTAACGCTAAATTCAACATATCATTATAATCAATGTGCCCGTTTTCTTTTTTCCAAGTTACATAACTATCTACAAAATATAAAAACTCCTCCCGATCACCTAACATGTCCGATTTTTGATAGGTCTCTTCTATATCTTCCGCTAGGCGTGCTTGGTGCAATCCATATAAATACATATAGTAATCACCATTATGCAACTCGTTGTCTGTCTCATCAGGGTCACACCCTGTAAAATCTATACCCACTATATCAGAAAATGCTTTTAATTTTGTTTTTGTGACAGTCTGCGCTTTGGTACACCCCACCTGCTTAAATGCAAGGCTGTGTATAGTGCCTATGTATTTACTTATAAAGCCGGTTTTACTGACTAAAACCTGTGCGGCTGCTTTAGTGTATGAACATAGCCCTATCTTGTTTTTATCAATCCCTTTTTTAAGGTATTTGTTTAATCGATATACAATCTCAGTGCTTTTGCCCGTCCCCGGCGGACCGTATATCAAGTGTGTCTCTCTCATCTCTTAACACATTCTAATCTATATCGAGGGGTAACTGTTCTGTTCTATTAATATCCCCATGAAGAAGATCAAATGTTCTTTTTATGAGTATATAAATCTCCCATTCTAAATCCCAATCAATATCTATCATGTTAACTCCTCCCCCCCACACCCTAATTGAATGTGGGGAGTTTTTTAATTTAAATTAGTACTCTGTTTTAACCTCTTTTGTGTCCTCATGTACAGCATCAAAATCCTCATTCACCTTTAAATCGCCTGCCTTAGACATATTATATATTTTTTCAGCTTCTAAATAGATTTTTTCAGATGGATAACCAACTGGCTCAAAACTATAGTTATAATAAGCGTCACCCCTTCCATTTTGTTCCTGCACGGTAAATAGTCTGAATACTCTTGAAAACCTTGCACCACGTTGCATACTGATAACAGAATTTAAACGCCGCGACACTTTTTCTTTAGTTTTCGCCATAGATATGCTAATTGGTTGCCCTAGTCCTGTTTTTTTATCTAAAATAAACCCGTAATGTTGATGTGTTTTATGTACATCAGGTCCTTTAGCTTTGGCCTCCTCTCCTAACTCATCAATAGCTGTATTCGCTGCAGCTAAACTGTCGTATGCCCCAAAAAAACCACCGCCCTTTTTACGGTCCCCCCATACTAGATATTTCACCTCAAAGCCACCAAAAACAATGTGGACATCTTCACCGTATAGTTCACGGGTAACGTTGTTATACAACATACCTTCATCGGCACCTTCGATATACTCTGAATCGGTTTTTTGACGGCAAGCAGATAACGACTGTACTATCTCTAATCGAGGTACTGTCATCTCATCCATTGATACATTTTCATTACCACGTTTATCTTCCAGTTTACATTTAAGATAATCAGGGACTTGTGTTGATACTACTGTTAACTCTTTATTTTCTTTTGTCATTTTATTTTATCCTTTTTATTTATTTATTGTTTTTCTATCACTTACTATTTTACTGTATGTGTATGGTGTCAAATTAAACAGTTCATCGGGTACTTTTTCACCTCCTTTTATTTTATCTTTCAGAAGTTTCTTTAAGGTAGCTGTATGTACGGTCCTCTGTATCAATGCGCCGTGACCGTTATCATCTAACCATTCAAAAACTTCTGATTTTTTATCATTTTTAATTGATGCGTAAATATCACCAATTAAGGACACACGGCCCACACCTTTAACTGACATCGCTTGGATGTCCTCTTCAAGCATTAATTCAGGCACTTTACCCTTACGCAAATACTCGTATACTTTAACGACGCTACTTTCAATCAATTTAATAGACTCTATATCTTGCTTAATCAAGTCTTGTAATGCTACTAGGTTTTGTATATTTAGCTTTTCTATATAATCTTTAGATAACGTGCGCAACATATCGTTAAGCCTAGCACCTAGAAAAGTAACCCCCTCCGAAAAATCAGTAACGGTATTTTTCATATTATTCATTTTATCATCTCTCCTCTCTCCTCTCTAATTAAGATACTAATATTATACCCCTTCCCCTTTCAGCTGTCAAGTGTTTATTACAATTGGTGCATATTGTCTATCTTGGGATGACCACTTTAGGACTCGGATATAACCTTGCTCCGATAAAATAGCATGGACGCATAGCGATATAACAATAGGATCACCACTCAACAATAGATAATCAGTGTTACTATTGAAATTGATTGCCATAACCTTAATGTCCTCATGTATTAGTGTGTTTTGCTTTGAATTATTTATACTTGAATATTCCCCTTTGGTGACAAACCTTGGTTCACCAAACCGGTGCGCTTGTGTGTAATTCTTATTATTGTCCTGTGTGATATATACTATTGATTTATTCATACTATCCTCTCTCAACCACAATGTTACTTCTACTAAGCGAAAAAGTAACGCAAATGTAACAAGTTCCTTATATTATACTTTTTTTATTGTGCTGTAAACACTCCGTCACATAATCCGCTAAATCTTTTTTATCTGATAAACATGATAATATCTCTTCATCCACTGTAGCCTTAGCCACTATATCAATATAACTAACTGATCTATTCTGGCCTATACGATGGTTCCTGTCCTCAGACTGCACCCGATGGAGATAGCTAAATGTATTACTGTAATACACAACACAATTAACTGTATTTAGTGTTAAGCCTACTCCCCCGCTCATTTGTGTGGAAATGAAATATCGTGCAACTTTATTGTCAATATCGGCAATACTCTGTTTTCTGCTCTGATCATCACCATCTACAAAAATAACACTTGATTTTTTAAATTTATCCGTTTTATGACCTTCCAGCTCTTTAGCTATATCACGAACTTCTGACCTAAACCTTGCCCATATAATAAGTTGTTCGTTATCAGGTAGATCGTTAATTATCTCTTTTAGCTCTTTTAGTTTAGGGTTATTGGTTGACTTAACCACATTTTTTAACTCTCGTTTTTCAATACCATCTGTGCCGTATTCCCCTGTGCCTACTGATATATAGCCCCCAGCAACACGTTGTAACGCTGTATATTGCGCTAAGACATTCTCAACATCGACAGTTATATCTTGTATTTCAACATATCTATCCTGTTTTAATTTTTTGTAAACTTGTGCTTGATCTTTGCTCAATTCAACATATCTTTTGGTATATACTTTACTGGGTAAGTCTAACGCTTCCGCTTTAGTGCATGTAAATACAAAC